CTCTCGTTGTCGGTGGTCAATGCAATAGCGCCTGTCAGACAGATTCTATAGTTGTTGGTGGTTGCTGTAATATAGCTTATTGCGCCGGTGGTTTAGTTGGCTCAGGTGAATGCAATAGAGCATGCGGCGCACATTCTTCAATTATAGGTGGTTGTATTAATAAAATCTGTGGTGCTACTAGTTGTAATAGTACTATAGTAGGTGGTTTAAGTAGTTGCGTAACTGGTAAATTTAACTTTATTGGTAGTGGAACACAAAACTATATTAGCAACACAGAGGGTACAGCTGTTGTAGGTGGTACTAAGAACCGTACGGAGGCTGATAATGCATTTATTGGAGGTGGGTGCTGTAATATAGTAGATTCTAGTTCCTGTTCTAGTTTTGTTGGAAGCGGTTGTCAAAATCAACTAACCAGTGCTGCTGATTCTATACTTATAGGAGGTGCATCTAACTGCATAGCTAGTTCAAGTAAATCATTTATTGGAGGAGGTGATGGCAATTGTGTGTCAAGTGCTGCCGGTAGTGTAATCGTTGGTGGTGCTTCAAATCGCACTTTAGCTGCATGCGCTGCAGTTGTTGGTGGTAGCGGTAATAAAGCATGCGTTGCTTTAGCTGCAGTTGTTGGTGGAAAAGATAACGTAGCTAATGCTGGATGTGCTTTTGTAGGAGGTGGTAATTCGAATACTGCAGTTGGCAACCACGGGTTTGTTGGTGGTGGAGATACCAACAAAGCTTGTACTTGTGCTGCAGTTGCTGGTGGTCAATCAAACTTCGCGTTGTCTGCACACTCCTTTGTAGGGGGTGGTGCTACTAATTGCGCTGGAGGTAGCTACGGTGTAATTGTAGGAGGGTCAACAAATACACTCTCTGGTGCTCATGCTTTTATCGGTGGTGGTCATGATAATGTAATATGTGCTGCTCACTGTAATTCACAAGTGTTGGGGTCTCGTATTACTTCCGTATCAGCATGCATGCTGCATGCTCAAAGGTTATCCCTAAGTGGTATACCCACATCAGATCCCGGGGTAGGTGGTGTGGTGTGGAGTGATAGTGGCGCTTTAAAAATATCACAATGCCCATAAGGTAGATTTCTCAAATTCCTTGCATATATATAAGTATATGGCAAGTACTATTTTTAATATTGAAGGAGGTCTCGGTAAACATATTGCTTCTACTGCTGTTATTAAAGCATACAAAAAACAGCATAAAGATAGAAAAATTATCGTTGTTGGAGCCTGGCCGGAAGTGTTTTTAAGGAATAACGACATTACTCGATTTTATAGACAGGGTAATGTACCTTACTTCTATGAAGACTTTATCTTTAATAAAAAAGATCTCGAGATCTTCGCTCAGGATCCATATAGACAAAAAAATCACATTACTAAAAAGACACATCTTATTAAAACTTGGTGTGATATGGTAGGTGTAAAATATAACCACGAACCGTTAGAGTTAAATTTTAATATAAGAGAGCTAGAAGAAGCTAACACAATTGTACATCAACTATTGGAGCCAGTTAGAAGTAATGGTAAACCACTTCTTATCTTTCAACCGTTTGGCGGGCCCGGGCCACCAGCTCAACAAAACAATTATTCTTGGACCAGAGACTTACACCCGAATGTAGCTCAACATATTGTCGATCAACTGAAAGACAAATATAATATACTACACATCTGTTATGAGTTTCACCCTACGTTAAATAATGTAATTAGATTTCATAATGTTGTTTCTAAGAAAGTATTATGTGCGATGCTTCATTCCTCACAAAAGAGACTATTTGTAGACTCTTCTTTACAGCATGCTGCTGCAGCTATGAATCTACCATCTACTGTTGTATGGGTTGCTACACAGCATAAGATATTTGGCTACGGTCTTCATGACAATATTGGACCTAAGAGTCAAAACCTAAGAGGTACAGTTGATTCATACTTGTATGATTACAGCTTTAATGGAGTTACTCATGAGTGTCCTTATAATGACATCAATCAGATCCATAAGATTGATGATATTATTGCATCAGTAAATAAGAGCTAGTAATAAGAGCCGTATATATCGGTATCGTTTACATCCATATTAAACACGTCATTTTGAGAACTATCATCGATGTCGTATGGATCTTCTACTGTTGGGTAGGTCTTACCATCTGATGTAAGCTGGCTTGCGAGGGTAGTAGATAATATTCCACTAAATGAATTATCATATATTTGCTCATTAACCGGTTCACTGACCGGGTCTACACTTTGCCCACCTGTAAAGCTAGTAACGTCAACAAGATTAACTGCACCTGTACTTAAAGCAATTACATTAGTAGCATTACCAGTTACCCCTGCCTTATCCATCTGCAGGGTAATTTGTGTATCACTACTACCTTGGGATGCATTAATTCCCTTAACACCAACCCCAGCATAACCATCACCTGAAGAATTTCCATATGTTATTCTGCTGGATGTAATACCATTTATAGCTTTTGTTATATTCGCAGCAACAGCAGCATCAGTTTCATTAGCTGCGCTTATAGCAATTTGATTTGTACCAGCTGTTAGTGAGCCACCAGCTGATATATCAAGAAAGATACTAATTTGTGTTCCTGATCCACCTGCTGATACCGGAATTGTAAAGGAGAATTGATTATCACCTCCACCAGCTATATAACCATCAACATCTATCGCATCAACGGCAGAAGCTGTCTTCGCTCCTGACAACCCGCTTTCAAATGAATAGTTAAATCTCTTACCTCTTAATCTATAAATATAATGTCCTAGGACAGGATTAAGAACAGATAAGTCTTGATCCATACGCTCAGTAATTTCATACTTTACCGAGCCCCTACCATTAGGGCGATCGCATCCTAACACTTTAAGGTCTATAACATCACCAGCTTTTGGTTCTATTGATTGACCCACAGAAGCATAATCGAAATATGCACTTGCTGCTGTTGCAAATGTACTAATGTGAACAAACGCGGTAAACTCATCTCCAGGATCAAACCCAAACTTAGTTAAAGCGAGAGCATCATCTGATAGCTCTATGTACATCTGCACTCCTGTTAGTGGTCCTTGAAATTGTGATGTTGTCGATGAGCCAAAATCGGTACCATATAACAAATCTGCAGCTGATAAATTAAAAGTATTAATATAATAATCTACTGGTAGTCCAAAGTTATTAATTAAGTCGTTAAATGCTTGATCAAATACTAACTGCTCTGCCTGTAGGTTAGCAGGATTTACTAGCTCACCACATGAGGGTATCATAGTTGCAGCCAATACTTCAGATGGCGTACAGTTTAGTCTATTTTCATTACATGGAGGTGAGGATGGCATTTTACTTCTACTTTAACTTTAATATACCACAATGTGTACCCTCTTCATCTTCGTACATTTCTACCTCAACACCAGAATTACCGAGGGTTTTGGCAATACCTGGATTAAAATCCACCTCATACATATCTAATGTATTATGTAGAGGCATGCCCATCAGCTTAATTTGATGAGCGCCTCCATTTACTAAATTTGAAACATGAGGACATTTATGTTGATAGTCTTGTTTAACAGAATTTAAATGCTTCTTATTAAGACCTATTCTATTAGGATCTTTACCATTACGCATTTTTGGATTCATTATAGGATTTCCTTGAAAGTACTCGAGGAACGACATACTACCTTCACTATAAATTTTATCATATGAGCTAGCTATTAAATCGATAAGGTCCCCTATAGCGCTACTATTACGTAAAACCTTAAAGGCTAAATTCTCTACACTAAACTCACCTTCACGAGCTAGCCCCCGTCTTCTCATTTTACCTATCTTCTCTTTAAGACGCTTTGCTCTATCATGCAGCTCTCTTGCATCCTCCTTCTCAACCTCACTAAGCTTTTCTTTTAAAATTTCTATATCTCTCTGAATAGCTTTAGCTTTTTTATATACATCCCTTTCATCAATGGTTGGGTTATCATACATAGGCTCTGTTATCCAGCTATCATTCTTTAATGAATATAAACCAGATGCTATATGTGGCTCATCTTTATCTTGAATGTACATTTCCACATCATGTGCTCTTAAAGTTATATTATGTCGTAAATTCCAAATAAAGCGTTGTCCATCTAACGCTAGCTTTACAAGCTCTTCATCATCATTGATATCATCTAGATCTATTAACACGTGAACATCTAAATCAGAGTATCGATTGTAATTAAAATTGCTATTACTACCTGTTAAGGTAATATCATATACTTTTACACCATCTAGGTCTAAATTAGTAATAAAATCTTTGGTGATAGACAATAGCTTATCACGCACGTTCGGATCAAATTTTTTATCTTCCGACCAAAACTTTTTATTAAGAGTTTTGTTATAGAACTTCACGTATATATTTATTAAAAAAGCCCGTTGAGAGTACTCTCAACGGGCTTTTAATTTTGTTATTAATAAAATCGCTTAAGCTCCTGGAATTGATCCGAGCTTAGTATTACCAACTTTGTTGTTTTTACCGTAATCAATCTCTTTACTAAGAGTTGATCCAGCATCGACTCCATATCCACCGCCGTCTTTCATGACTGGACCACCAGCAGCGTGAAGTTTACCAACTTTGTTCTTTTTACCGTAATTAATCTCTTTACTAAGAGTTGATCCAGCATCGATTCCATATCCACCGCCATCTTTCATAGCTGCTTCTTCGTCTTCTTCTGGAACCTTCTCATCGTCTTCCTCTTCATTTTCTTCAATTTCAGTATCAGTAACGTCTGTAACATCGACATCGATGTCAACGTCTGTTTCCTGTTGAGCAATTGCTGTGGTTAAAATATCAGAAAGGGTTTGAGCTAACTCACCGGGAATTGACACTGTGATCTCTTCGGGAACCTCATCAGTTTCAATGCCAAGGGCTTCAATTTCTTCTGTGTCGGTAAATGTTTCTGTTTCCTCAAAATCTTCGGAAACCATTACCTTGTTATAAAGTTTATCAAATACGGATTTACTGGCCATAAAATTATTTAGGCTAGCTCGAGCATTTTTCTCGGTTTCTTTTAAAATTTCTTCTTCTTCATCTTCTTCCCCTACATTACCTATTAACGCATCATCACCAGTAGGTAATGGCTCATCGCACCCTACACCAGGATCATTTCCATCACCATAAGTGTATCCTTTAATATTATAAATGTTATTATCTTTGTCTTTATCAGAAAGCTTTGTTATATCTACTTTAGCGGGTCTATAACCACCCTTTTCTTGTGGGCCTCCAGCCTCTAGAGGCGCTTTACCGATTTCACCTACCGGTACAGTATCTTCGTTTACTACTAACCTATCCAGTACATCACCGTAGGCTTTTCCTAATGAATTAAAATCACTTTTTTTAGACATGTAATTATTTATAGCTCTTATTAAATATTTCTGTGGCTACACAGAATAATATGTATTATATGGGTAATAAAAACTTACCCAACGTCAATTGGAAGGGTGTTTATACCAAAGAGCAAGTAAAGCATCTTAAAAAAGCTAGCAAAAATATATTATACTTTGCTGAGAATTTCTTTTATATTGTTAACCTAGATAGAGGTCGTGAACAAATTAAATTATACAAACCTCAAAAAAGGTCATTACGCTTAATGCGTGATAATCGATTCTTTTGCTTATTGGCGTCTAGACAGATAGGTAAGTCGACTATGATGTCTATCTATATATTATGGCAGGCATGCTTTAATCCTGACCAGCGGATTCTTCTAGTAGCAAACAAAGAGGCTACTGCTATTGAGATCTTTCAGCGCATTAGGATGGCGTATGAAGAATTACCTAATTGGTTAAAGCCACCGGTTAAGGAATATGCAAAGACTTCTATGACATTGGAAAATGGTAGTAGAATAGGTATTACAACTACTACTGGAACAGCTGCTCGTGGTCAATCAGTCAATTGCTTAGTTATTGATGAGATGGCATTTATCGAACCTCATTTAGTAGAAGAGTTCTGGAAATCTGTTTTCCCTATCATTACTTCTTCCACAAAATCTAAAGTGTTTGTATGTTCTACAGCTAATGGTACCGATAATCTATTTTATAAGCTATACACAGAAGCGGTAGATGGTTTAAATAGCTGGGCTTATGATATGATAAAGTGGGACGAGATCCCTGGTCGCGATAAAGCATGGGCTCAAGCTACAAAAACAGCAATCGGATCATCTGATGCCTGGTTACAAGAGTTTGAATGCGAGTTTATTCACTCTGGGGAATCCACACTAGATGATGAGTTGTTTGAAGAAATGATGAATAAGGTATCTAAACCTAAAATTTTATTAGACGACGGTCATTATAAGATATGGGAAGAACCAGATGAGTCTAAGATGTACGCTGCAGGTGTAGATATTTCTGAAGGTGTAGGTGTAGATTCATCTGTCATTCAGATTATAGACATAACAGACATAAGAGATATAAAGCAAGTAGCGGTCTACAGAAACAACAAAATACCCCCTTTAGAGTTTACCAATAAATTATATGGTATTTTAAGAAACTGGGGGTCTCCCTTGGCTCTCATAGAGAGAAACAATTGTGGCGCCCAGGTAGTGGATCGGTTATCTGTCGACCTAGGATATGAAAAAGTTGTATCGTATGGTAATGCCAAAGCTCATCGACGTAATGTAATGAGAGGGATGATCGCGCACACTAATACCAAATATAAAGGCGTTCTCAACATGCGCTATTTTATGAATGAAGTTAGAGTGATTAAAATTAATGAGGAGGACACTGTAAAGGAGCTTAGAAACTTTGTACGGTATCCTAACGGTACCTGGAAAGCTCGAGCTGGGTTTCATGATGACCGAGTTATGGCGATGTTATATGCATTATTCATTCTAGAAAAGGAGATTACAGAAAGGTTTTTTGAAATTGTGGAGTTGGATGATATGGGCAAGCCTCTTGTACTAGAGCCTATGGATTATGGTATCAGTTATTTTGAAGACCCTACTTCAATATATCTAGATAATGAAATAGTTGGTAGTAATAACCACGAACTACCGGCTATTGTATGGGGCATGGGTGATGAGATGGAGGATGAGATGAGCGATCTCGAAGCAATGGGGTACCACTTAGTAGGAGAAAAGCCTCCTGAGAACTGGCAGGCAGGAATACCTAAACAGGTATAAATATATATATGGCTCGAAATACCGAACAGCAATCGTTACTTAATAAATCAAGAGCAGATAAGTTTTTACTGGTCTTTGATGTACCACCTATATTAAGAGACTTTGATAAAAAATTTAAACAGGATCAAACTCAGTTTATTGGTGAATCAGTACAATTTTCTATTTTTGGTGCTGCTGTACCTGAGGTTACTGTACCTGCTATTGAAAATAGATATGCCGGCAGCACTTTGTATGTATCTTCACATGCTAAGAACCCATACCCACCAGTAAGTGTTAATTTTAATGTAGATAACGAGTACAAAAACTACTGGGTTATGTATACTTGGCTTAACTTATTACATGATCAGTATGACGGTACATACAATTCTCGTAAATTAGAAACAAATGATCCAGATTTTTCAGATTATCAGACTGATTTAACTATTTTTGGTAAAGATGAATTTAATAATACCAGAATAAAATTTACATATACTAAAGCGTTCCCCACTACAATAGAAGCGGTAAACTATAATTACCAAAATCCAGATGAGATATCTTCAGGATTTACTTTTGTCTACTCACAATTACATACTGAAATCGTTGATTTTTGAAATTAATTGGCTGAAATAGGATAAATAATTTTATGGCACGACCCATTATAACCTCCCCGGGAGTAGAAATCAGAGAATCAGATCTTTCATTGACAACGCCAGCTAATGTAGGCACTAATATATACATTACCGGCTTTGCACAACAAGGACCTTGTGATGAAGTACTTAAAATAACCTCTAAGCAGGAATTAAATCAAATATTTGGTACACCAACCACCTCAGCCGAAAGATACTTCTACTACACCATAAACGAACTTTTAAATTCACCTGGTAATGTTTACGCATCGCGGCTACCATACGGCGTTGGAACGGGAGATGGATTTGGGGCTAAATACTCTGCACTGGCTTATCCAGTCACTGCATTTTCAGCAACCGGGAAACCAGGAGACTTAACTATAGACAATAGCTTATCTGGGTTGTATGTATTAGGAGCACCTACTCATATTGAATTATCTAAAACAGAGTACCTTAGTGCTATAGATGGTACAGGGTTTGACTGGTCATCCACGGGTTCAACAGCACATTCCCTTACTGGCGCCCTAGCTGGTAAAGGTGCTATCGGTAATTTAGGTAAAGCTGGTCTAATTGTTTTAAACAAGTCGCAGACAACTATTAATAATGGGTTTGAAGGTTATTATCTAGGTGTTATCGATAACAGTAGTATTAACCCTGCATCTAATTTTGACAGCATCTCAAGTGTTAGATCATTAAATGTAGCATTAAATACTAATGCTCCACTTACTCAAACCACAATTGCACCGGATTCGACTTTAACTTTCCCTATTACGGCAAATTACAAAACAGGTAGAGGTAATAGTATATCAGAGGTAATGGAAAATCTTACTGATTATGATATTGATAATAGACAGTTTGATGATTACTTAAACATTGGAGTATTTAAATTACGTAAGTCTCTGTGGGCCACAGCTGCTACAAAACTTGATTATGTTTTATCTGACGGGATTGTAGGATCGATTAACTCTAGAAGAATGCAAAATAACCCTAAAGGTGGGGTTGATCAAAATATATTCCTCGAAAGGGTAGATGAAAATTCAAGGAATGTTACAGTACTTGTTAATGATTATGTCTCTGGTAGGTTAAATGGTCAGACAGGATTAAACGCTAAAGGTGTTGTTTGCAAGAAGATTAGGATGTTTAACTCTAATCTGTTAGCTTTATCCGGAAGTGAAGTAACCGGTACTGGGGGTAGTGCATATATACCAGCAGCTGGTACAACCTATAGCGGGTTAACAGCGCTACGCGTTCTAGGGAGCCACTCTAGCGGAAATTTTTTCAAAAGTGATTCATTATACCCATTAGGCACTTATACTAATGCAGTTGTTACTGATAAACATATTGGTAATATACCTCTTAAAATTGATAGAGCGCTTGAAGGCATTAAGAATGATGAAATATATGATATAGATGTTGTTGTCGAAGGTGGATTAGGAACCATTTGGGCCATTACTTCTGCAGCAAATACAGCATACTACGACGAATTTAGTAGCTCATCTGCAATTACTGTTGCAGTAAATGGATTAAGAACTTCTAATCCAATTGCAGGCACAGCATTAGCTCTTAGAAATGATTACTCAACCATCTTTAATAGGTTTGAGCAATTTGTTATGCCACCTTATCTGGGTGGAAGCAGAGGTGATTGCATATTTATTGCTGATCCAATTAGACAAATATTTATTACTGGAGCTAATACAAAGGTCCTAGATAATAAAGATAATAATTTCCAAACATCAATATACTGGCCAATTAGACATCAGTTTGCAAATGAGAATACTTCTTATGCTGCTGTTTATGGTAACTGGGCACAAGTATACGATGGTTATTCAGGGCAGCAGGTATGGGTACCATTCTCTGGATTCGCTGGAGCTGCAATGGCAAGAACAGACGC